AGCCGAACCTAGGTCATCACAAGCCATAGAAATACGCTTTAGAACCGCTGTAGCAGGAAAGCGTAAGACAATAGCGTCATCACCATCGGCTGTGTCTGCTAATTCAAACACCTCTGTAAAAGAACGCGCATATGCACCAAGATCATTTGCGCGATCAGGAACATAAGGCGTTGCGTCTGCATTTGTAATAGAACTGCTTTTGAATGTAGGCATAATAAAAACTCCTTTTAAAATTATTCAACAACTTGGATTTCAACACATTTTTTTTCTTCAATGCGTGTAAATCCCATTTCCATAGATGCCTCTGCATAAGCAGGGTTACCAGCTAAATCAGCGCGGCGGCGTACGTCAGCACTGATTGGCTTCCATAAACCCATTCCCATACCTGATTTACACCACAACGGCAAACGGCGAACAGCTTGAGGATCAGCGTTTGTAGTCGTTGGCAAGCGGTTAGAAACAACAAAGTTAATTCCCAAATAACGGAAACTTGTTAAAGAACCATTGGAATTAAACATTGCAGAATTGTAATCAGCATTTGAGAATTTATCATCATTCATCAACGCCGTTACGCTTTTGGGGGTAATGCCGCAATAAACTTCTTCAAAATCAAGGTCGATATTGTGTCCGTTAAGAATTTCAATACCAGCCAAGATTTTAGCAACATTCAAAGCAGAATTGGACGCACCAATATCATCATCAACAACATTACTAGTCAAGAACGTAACAGCCGTTCCGCCTGTCTCACCTGTTTGTGATGTGCCAAAAAACGCATTTAAAAACAAGTCGTCTTGGATTCGGTTTAATGACGCAACAGCGGTTTGAACATAAGCACTTGTTGGATCAATCGTCATTTTATTTAGATCAATATCATCAAGAACTTTACCCCAGTCATACATTTCAGGATACACCCAACGCCCATCAAGAGGGACATCAAGGTTAATAGCTGGCTGCGCTGACTGTGTACGGCGAACAGCTTGTGTTTCACCAATTTGGGAAGTGATGCGGCTAGATTTAGAACCAGCACAATTCTTTTGAACTGTGTAGGTTGCTAGTTTTGCCGTCTTTTGTTGTGATAGCATATCCAAGCTATCTTGAAAGTCGATAGTACGTAACTTTAAAATTTGGTCGTCAGACATAAGGATACCTCAAAATAAATAGGTTAAACGATAAATAAATGCCGCTTATCCTCTTTATTGAGGGGCTTTGCTATGTAGTAAAAAAATACAGGGGCGCAAAGCCTTGTCCGTATGGTATAATAATACCATATAATTTTTTAGAAAGCAATAAGGCTATTGTATTTTTCTATCTTGAGTCTATCGGCATTTTTCTTGCCTTCATTGTATTCTTTCAATCGGGCTGGATCTGATTTAATATCTTCCATTAACCTAGTCTTTTCATAGATAGCTTGCTCTTTTGTCATGCCATAAGTCGCGCCGCCGCCTGCATGAGGCACTGTGTCATCCTTGATAGAATAACCAGCATTACCAAACAGTTTAAGCATCGCCTTTGTGCCGATAACCTCCTCAATCTTTGTTAATGTTTCTTCTTTGTTTAAGCCATCAGGAAGATTTTTATTGATGAAACGCCGCGCTAATTCCGTGCGTTCTTCGTAAGATTGACCCCATTCTCTTTTTAAGTCGCTAAGGTCTGCTTCTTGCTGTAGCTTTAAATCATTGGCATAGGCTTCGTAAGATTTCTGTGTGTATTCAACATCCGCTTTAAACAATGCGTCTAATTGCTTTTGCGTGATCCCAACACTATGCGCGATTTGTTTTACTGTATTGACGCGCTCTTGATCTACATTAAAGCCCTCGGGAGCGTCCAGCTTGTAGCCATCAACTGTTTCAGGTCGCCCAAGTTTCGCATAAACTTCATCTAAAACATATTCGCCATTTTCATTTTTTGGCAATTTTAGAATGTCGTTTTTGTCTGCTCCCTGAAATTTTTCAAGATTACGATAAGACTCAATCGCTTTTAAAGGCGTGTCCCATTGCTTGTTTTGGATATAACCTTTCATTTCATCGGGCATATCATCGAACCATTGCTTTTGTGTCGCTTGTGTGTCGGCTTGTGCGCCTTGATCTGTGGCGGTTTGTGCCTCGATGTTTTGTTGATCTGTAATGGTATCAGTCATAATCTTCCTCTTGGTGGTTTAAAATATCGTTTAAGTCTAAATCAAGCATAGCCATGATCTTAAGAAAAACCTGTCTGCGCCCCTCTCTACGTTGCATTATGTTAGGGTCTTCGGATTCGGTTGTGCTGTAGGCATAGCAAAAATGCGCCAAATCATCTAGTAACACTTTCCCTAAAGCCCCCTCAAAAGCCGCTGTATACGCTGCCTTTAAGTCCCTTAATATCTGATCTTCATTGTGCTGTTGCCGCATAAGATTCCGCTTGTGCTATGTCTTTAATTGATCCAGCGATTGATGGGGCAGCCTGTGCAAGCTGTGCAAGCTGCTCTTGTTGCTGTTTGGCTTGCAATTCCGCTTCAACGACTTCATCAGCTTTAAAAACTTTTGCAGGTGCGCCATAAGATTCGCGCATAATGTTCCCGTATTCTTTGAAATCAAACCGCGCAACAATGTTTGGATCAAATTGCGCCAACGGCAACATGGATTGCAATAGGCGTTCTGTGGATAAAGCGTCTTCGGCACGCGCCATTTTAGCAAGGGGGCTTGTGTATCTTATACTGAATGCGCCGCCCTGCTCTTTTATTGATTGTGGCATCGCAAGAATATTGCCATCTTCAAACACGCCATAATCTTCATAATAAGCTATTTCATTTTCAATAAGAGGATTTAAGAACTCGGATTCTTGGCGCATCATAATCGGCGAAATCATTTGCCCTTTTTCTTGCGAACGCTGTAGAACCTCGGTCGCCGTCATCGATGGATTATCAACAAGGATTTGAAATAGATTTAAGAAGAAAGCCTCGTTTATAAGCTCCCTGCTCTCGTTTATAATATCGCTTGATATATTATAATTTGCGTTGCTGTCCAAGGGCTGTATAAGTTTTTGCCCTGAATCCGAAAGCATCCCATAATTTATGCGCCCCATCAACAATTTATTACGAACAGTCTGTGCGTCCGCCGCAAGATAGGTTGGATCAGCCGATAGATTCGCCGCGCGAATATGGGTGCGCCGCATTGTGTTTAACATCTTTATCTCTGATAAAACGTGCATAGCAGGTGATCTTCCGTATGTTTCGGATACGCCTGTCGCAAAACGTGAAATAATATAAGGGTTTCTTTTCATCACGCCTTGAGAAATTATCTGCTGGCTCTCGAGTGAAACGTGGTAGGATTTAAACTTTCCACTATCAGGTATGACGGCATGAATAAAATAAAACTTTTCGTTCGGCTGTTTATCTTTGGCGCGTCGCATGGATTCTGTTAGAGCTTCATCTCCAAAACGCTGTTCTGCCTGTGCTGCTGTTAATTTGTATTTTCGATAAACCTGATCGATCTTACCTGTGTAGTCTTCAGTAAAACAAAACTCCCCAATATGCGCGGTTTTATAATAAACACCATTGGGGATACGATCCTCAACGATCATCACCGCCGTTCCAAAGGCAAATAGGCTTTGATAAAATTCGTATGATTGGGAAGAAAAAGATACACTTGTTCTATAGCGTTGGCGAAAGAAAAAATCGCTTGTACGATCAAACCATTTCTGATCTTCGTTAGATTGATCTGACTGCCCATCAATATAAAACTGATGCCAATTCGTTGTCGCTGGCGTTAGAAGTGATGCCATAATAGAGGAGGCTTTTGTAACTGCAAGTAAGGCTGTGTCGTCGTATCGGCGATTGTCCTTATTCTGCCCTTGCGTTGTGTTTTCACTAAAAAAGAAAGCAGATTTAGGCAAACACAATTCGGCAATCTCTTGCCATTGGTGCTCGAACAATGACCGATCAGATTCTAGTGCGCTTTGTGCTGATATAATATCTTTCGCCTGCATTACCCACCTAATAAGGTTTTTGTTGCCAAACCGCCTATATTTGTAGCCCCATCGCCACCAAGCATAGAGCCATACAAAGACGTTGCCTGCCTGCCTTTTTGCTTCCTCAATCTGTCTTTGAGGGCTTCTTGCTCCTTTGCTATATCCTCTGATTTAGCCTCTTTCGTTACAGGCTGTTCAAGCGTTGCTGGTTTTTCAACAACAACAGGTGCAGGATCTGGTGCTTTTGGGGCACTAATTAGACCACCTAACGCTTTTGACAAACCACCCATAAAAAACCCTCAAAAATAATGGTCGTTGTAAGAAATTTCCCCTATCGTATCATTGTACCGCGGATTATGCAAGATATTATCTTGCCTTTGAATAAACTCAAAACCCACCGCGAAAGTCCTAAACGCATCAGCACCATTTGAATTATCGTCATGTAGTGGCTGGGAACGGAAAACGCCTAGCTTTGAGTCCCATTCTTGGCGATAATTATCAAGACGTTTTATGCCTTGTGAACAACGGACTTCATCAAAAAAGCAGCGCGTTAGCACAGGGCGGCATTTTGTTTGAATGTCAAACCAACGATCCTTTGTGCGCTCGACGATTTTAATTTCCTCAAACCCTACGTTTTCAGCCATTTTCTTATGATTGGTTATGCCTAATTCTGAATTTCGCCCTTGTTCACCATCGTGGGGGAAGTAGTGCCTGAAATAATTATATTTCAAAGAAACAAGCTGTTTTCGCCAAAAGTCCCAGCCCTCTTTGTAGGCTTCGTGGTAATCGATAAAACCAAAACCATTCCCCATTTGTTGCCCTATCCAAACAGCCATAAGGTCGCGTGAGCCAATATCCCAGAACGTATAAACAGGTTTTGCAGGGTCATAAATAACGCGCGTAATATGTTTATTTTCTCTAAGATACGTCATTTGTTTTAAGTAAATTGCCCCTTCGTTAGATGCCTCAAACGCTTCCTCGGGCGTTGATGGGTATTCTCTTTTGACGTAATCACCAAGGGAATCGTGTTGCCGAACGTACCAAGCCTGTTGCAGCGGATCAGTCCCAACGCCATGTGATTTTAATTTCTCAAAGTAATCTTGCATTTGTTTGTTTACGGAAACAAAACGCGCCTCCTCCACGTTTAACCTATACTCATCGGCTTGCTGCCAAGGATAGAAATGGAATTTAAAATCAAGCTGCGTCAAGGGCTGTGAGGATTTTTCCCTATTCATTGCGTCTTGGCACATTTTATAAAATGCGCCATCATGCCCCTCCGCTGTGGATTCTATAAAAATATAACCATCATTGGGGACGGCAGGAAAAGCCCCCGTTTGAATTTCCGTTGCCTTATCAGGCATACGTGCAGCAATTTTCCCGAACTCCGATATATGCAGCATTTGGAGAGTGCCGCCTCGGTGAGATAGCCCAACGCTTACGCTGCTGCCATTGTTAAGAGTCAGGGTGCTGGCGTTCTTTGTATTAAACCCCATAAGCCGATCAAAGGAGGGGTCTTTGGTTAGCCAGTCGGGTAAATTTTCATAAGCATATTTGACTTTATCCCTAAAGATTGATTCGGCATCAGGCAAGGTATGCGCGATAATACCAGCTTTAAAGTTTTTCTTAAAAAGCATATTATCAAGAATAAGTATGGAAATAAATGTCGTAAAGCCAAGTTGTCGCGATTTCAGAATCACGTTGCGCGTGTGCATTTCGTCATAAAATTTTTTTTGATATTTGTTGAGATAAAACTTTTGTTTTTTGCCGCTCTTGTTAATTATGAAATATAGATTGTTCAAACGCCAAAGCTGATTGCTTAGCTTTTCTTTGAGCAATATAGCCGCTTCTTCCTCAGTCTTGTATTGCATTGATGATCGTTCCTAAAGGGGACATAGTGCCATCGCTTGATGAATGATCCACGGATGCGCGTGTAAGTTTTGGCATCACGAACTCAACAAGATTGACATAAATTTTTACTGCCTCCCTCTTGTCTTCTTTGGCAATATCATCAATCCAGCCCTGAACTTTATCGGCATTGTTTTCTAAAATATCAGAAATTGTGCGTTTTACAATTTCAGTGGATTTATTGCCAACGCCTTTAGGTCTGCCTCCATTGCGTGGGATAGGTTGCCCGTTTAATGGGGAGACTGGATCGTTTTCGGGATTTTGTGGGATTGTTTTTCCTGTATCCATAAGAAAACATATATCATAATTTCAAAACCAAGTCAATCTTTGAAATAAAATAACAAAGATAATAATTGACAAAGTGAAAATATTTCACTATATTAGTATTCAAGAGCAGCAATTAAGCTGGTTACAGATCAAATGGAGAATTTATATGAAATTTATTGTTAGAGAAAAAAACGGAAACCAAGAATTTTTTAATTTTTTTAATGAAAACTCCGAACTTATTGGGACTTTTATTGAAAATAAAAATATTGTAAAAAGAGGCATGGGATCAAGTTATGACAAGCACCGCCACGCAAAAGGCGATCACTTTGAATCAAATTCAGAATTTGAATTAACCAACGGATTAACAAAAGATATGTTAAATTCTGTTTTGGCAAAATTATCTGATCGACAAACATTTGGTGACAACGACGACGAAGGCGTTTCTGTAACTTTAAGATCAATTGCCAGAAACGTTAATTGGGCAGTTAATAAAAAAGAAGCTGCGAAAATTGAGAAAAAAAGAGCTTTAGAGGAATTAAGAATTTTTGGATAAAAAATCGGGGGAGCAATCCCCCACAATCAAAACCAAGTCAATCTTTGAAATAAAATAACAAAAATAATTCTTTACAAAGTGAAAATATTTCACTATATTCAATATCAAGAGCAGCAATTAAGCTGGTTACAGATCAAATGGAGAATACAAGATGGAAATAGAAGAAATAATAAAAAAACCAGAACATTTTAGATGTAGGCTTTTGGGTAGATTAAAATCGGACGCCGAAAGCTTTATAAGCCACGGCTCAAGGTTATGGGGTGGCACGCCTGTTGAACACGCTGATTTTATTGAAAATATATATAATTCTTTTAACAAAAATATAACTTGGTTTAATAGGCAAGATTTAATAGAAATTTTAACACAATTAAGAAAAGGAACGATCAAATGAATAACATAATTTTACTAATCACCGCGATTTTATTTTTAGCCATTGGCGGTGTGGCTGGAGTGTTGGCTGGACATTATCATGGCGTGGCTGTGACGATGCAGGGCGTAATGGGGAATCAGGTTAAGTTGTTGGAGGATTTACAGAAATGAACATCCAACAAAAACAAATAGAAGTCCGCCACCTGTTAGACCAGATCAAACGGCAGGCGATTAAGGACTTGGAACAAGATCCAGACCATAAAGAGCCAAGCGCGGAAGTCAAAGAATTAACAAAAAAACTTACAGCATTGATGGAGATTAAACATGATTAACATATCAGCACCTAAAACGGCTAAAGTGCCTAATCCAGATTTTGACGAGCCTATCCTTGATGGTGACGTTTGGAAGGTTAGAGAAGAACGCTATCCAGAAAGTCGCGGCTATTTGTGGCATATTTTCACGGACAAAGAAAGCGCATGGAGGTTTTATGAAAGCAAATAGAGTTACATCAAAACGAATAGCCGCGTTTTATACACAAAAATTCGATGCGATTTATGCGCGGATTAGCCAGATGACAGATCAGGAAGTTGACAATGCGCTTTACGAAATCAAAGATGCGCTTAGTTACGATTTACGACGCAACAACAATCAGTTAGGGGTTTTACATGAAGTTCAGAATTAGAATTGCAATTATGATTATAGGCACATTATCCTATTTCTATGCGCGAGCTTGGGGGTATTTATGACCTATAAGGAATTAAAAGAGCTTTCAGGCATGACGTTTGACCAACTTGCGGAATTTCACAACGTCACATCACGGACTATAAAATACTGGACTGGCGATGCGCATCGTGCGCCTAAAGATAGTTTTGAGAAATTATTAAATTATGTTGAACGAAAAAGTTTAACGTGATATAATCAAAGCAGACACCCCCACAGTGTCCATTTGATCTCACTTAGCCGCCTGCTTTACACGGGCGGTTTTTTTTATCTAAAAAGCTCGATATATCCAGACGATTTTTCCATACGCGGAATTATGCCGTGCGATAGGCTTGGGGTCAATGGCTGCACGGTTTTCAAGATCAAATATGCATTAACCGCATCGTGGATATGCTCTTGAACAAGAATGGCATCGCCAGAATCGGACAAGTCCCACAGCTTTTGTTTGAGGGTTTTGTTTTCTTCGGAATACTTGCCCCACTGTTCGGGCGTTCCAACGAAATAACAGGCATAAATGCCTTTTGGCAATTCGTTGATTTCTTTGATTGTTTTAATAAAAATATCTGTTTTTTGTGGTAATGCTAATTTTTTCATGTGTAAAATCCTTTTAAGGTTAAAAAGGGGATTTTAGCATGGATTGATTGTAATTAAATTTCGTTTTTGCTTTGATGACGACATTCATGCCGCTATCAAAACTTCAGATCTTTTTTGAATCGTATCAAAACTATTATTGAATGGGCTTGGCTTCCAAAAACCCTCAATTATTCCTGCATTGTTTTCAGATATTGACCGCATTGCGCGTTTTGTTGATGATTTTAGATTGCCTGTTGTCATGCCATTTGAGTTTTTGACAGTGATAGGCGTTTCAAATCCAAGATCAGCACATAATTTTCCTATGCAGTCATCGCCCCAATAAACTTTACCTTGGTATGAGGCAAACGCTTTTAATTTCTTTGTGCAAAATTCAGATACAATTTCGATCATTTTTCATTTCCTATTTTAAATCTATACGTTAGGGGTAAATATGGGGTTTAGTGTTTACCATGATAAATCTATAGGGTTTTTAATTTCATGTCAATAACTAACCTATAGGTAAAGGTAAAAAACACATAAAGAAACCCCCTGCTTAGGAATTAACCAAGAGGCAGGGGGTTTGAGCCAAGGGGACGATGTGTAAAGCACCGCGCGTTCTTGGCTCTCGATTGACCGCGCCTGATTGAGGGGTGTCATGCTATCCTCGGCGCGGTTCTATTTAGCAAGCCCCCGTTACGCAGTGACTAAGCTCTAGTAAGACGACTTGCGCGTGGTTAAAAACTAGAGGCGCAAGGCATATTAGGTGTTATTATACAGGGTTTAAACAGCAGAGTCAACAAGAGAATCAAGGGAGGGTTTATAAACGATTGGATTAGGCATTCCATCAAATCTGTGCTTATCAATAGTTTTTCCGTTTTCGTTAATGACGTAAAACCCAGTAGCAATGTAGTAAATCCTTGGGTTTTTACCCATTGTTGTCAAAACTAGCATATCGATTTTATCCCATTGAAATTCAAAGAAATTAGGGAATAGAATAAAATTCACAACGTTGTCAGATTTGTTATAGTCATAATATTCGCATAAATTATTTATGCCAAACATATCTTTGAAATAATCCAATGATGGGAATCTGGTTTTTTCGACTTTGTAGGATTCGCACGAAATAACTGTGTGCGTTTCAAAGTTTGTTTCAGTGTCGAATCCTGTTTTGATTTTAATGGTAAACATGGCTGTGCCTTTCTATCTGTTTGTCTATCTGTCTAAAGCGACCCCCCAATTTGAGGAGCTTTCGCCTAGCCTTGGGGGGTTCTAATGATTGCACGATACAGGATTCGGGGGGCGATGTCAAGCCGTGATGATCTGTCACGCTTTGAAGGGGGGGGGTGGCGGACTGTCCCCTGCCTTTTTAACCTGTTACGCCCTTTGATACAGGGTTGTTACACCCCTTGTAACGCCTCTAGCCCATACGCCATAAGGGTTTGATCGTATTCGT